CCGCGCATCCCCCGCATACTCGACGGCGTGAAATATCTCCCGTGGGAGAAATGGGAAGGCAAGGCTGACACCGGCCTGCAACTCACCGCTCCTGCCGAGGTCGCCGACCTCGACAACCGCACCCTCCGCTTCACGATCTCCACCTCCTCGCCCGACCGCGAGCGGGACATCGTGAACGTCGCCGGGTGGAAACTCGACGCCTACAAGCAGAACCCCGTGGTGCTGTGGGCGCACGACTACCGCCAGCCGCCCATCGCCAAAGCCGTTGACGTGCGGGTGATCGGGGACCGGCTGGTGGCCTCTGCCGAGTTCGTCCCGAAAGAGTTGAGTCCCTTCGCCGATACCATCTACCAACTCATCAAGGCGGGATTCCTCAAGGGCACGAGCGTCGGCTTCCGTCCGCTCAAGTGGGCGCTGAACTCCGAGCGCGGCGGCATGGACTTCCACGAGCAGGAGTTGCTCGAGTTCTCGGTGACCCCCGTGCCGGCCCATCCCGACGCCCTCATCGAAGCCCGCGACGCGGGCATCGACGTGGGGCCGCTCAAGGCCTGGGCCGAGGAGGTGCTCGCCATGCACAAGGATGTGGGAGCGGCGGCCGTGCTGAAGGCCGTCGAGCAGCCGACGCTCCTCAAAGACGCGCCCGGAGACGGACCTTCACCTGTTGCGGAGCAACCGGCATCGCCGACTCCTGTCCTCGAGACCAAGGCAGGCCGTGTCCTCTCCGGGCGCAACGAGACTGCATTGCGCGAAGCGACCGCCGCCCTTCAGGCCGCCGTCGAGCGCGTGAACGCGGTGCTGGCCCAGGTCGAGGCAGGACAGGACGAGGACGAGGACGAGGACGAGGAGGACGAGCCAGCCGAACAGCCGACGCCGGAGGAGGCAGACAAGGCGGCCGACGACGCCGTGCAGCCCATCATCACCATCACCGATGCGGCGACGGCGGCGGTCGAGAAAGACATGATCGTGCTGCGGCTCGTGGACGATCCCGAGCCACGCTTCTCCGTCGATCCGGCGATGGTCAGCGAGGTCATCGCACGGGGATATGTGACATCCCTCGCTGCCACGGTCGATGCCCGTGTGGGCGCGGCCCTCTCGGCCCTTCGTGGCCGCATTGACTAGGAGACACCAATGGAGATGACCAAGTCGGAATTGGCCACGTTCCTGCAGGAGCAGACCGTGCCGCTCATCAAGCAGCACGTCGAGGGGAGCGTTGCCAAACTCATCGAGGACTCGATCCAGAAGCGGGTCGAAGACCTCCGCAAGCCCACGGGCGATCCGCTCGTCGCGGTCGCCGCGCCGGTGAAGCCCATCGAGCGCGAGAAGGGCATCGCCGTGAGCCGCATCATCGCGGCGGCGGCGAAGGCGAAGATGTCCGGGTTCACCCAGAACCCCATCGATATCCTCAAGAAGCAGGGCGACGGCGACATTGCCGAGGAAATCACCAAGGCGATGGCGGCGGGCGTGGCGACCTCGGGCGGCTACCTCGTGCCGCCGCAGTATGCCACGGAGATCATCGACGTGCTGCGGGCGCGGACGGTCATGCGGCGCATGGGCATCCCGACGATCCAGATGTCCACCGGCACGTTCAACATCCCGAAGATCACGACCGGCAGCACGGGCTACTACATCGGCGAGAACACGAACATCACGAAGTCGGAACTCAAGACCGGCTCCATCCAGCTGACCTTCAAGAAGCTGGCGGCGCTGATTCCGGTGAGCAACGACCTCCTGCGCTACTCGCAGCCCTCGGCCGACGTGATCATCCGCAACGATGTGGTCCGGGCGCTCCAGTCGCGTGAGGATCAGGCGTTCATCCGCGACGACGGCACGAGCGGCACGCCGAAGGGCCTGCGCTACCAGATCAACCTCGCCACGAACCTCATCAACGCCACGAATGCCGTGTCGCTGTCGGCCGTGACGACCGACCTCGGGCGCTGCATCCTGCTGCTGCAGGAGGCGAACATCCCGCTGTCGCGTGGCGGCTGGCTGATGGCCCCGCGCACGCTGCACTACCTGATGACGGTGCAGAACAGCAGCGGCTTCTTCGTCTACCGCGACGAGTTGCTGCGCGGCACGCTGTGGGGCTTCCCGTATGCGACGACCACGACGATCCCGATCACGCAGATGAACGTCGGCGCGACGGCCGACGAGTCGGAGGTCTACTTCGGGGACTTCGACGAGGCGATTCTGGGCGAGAGCGCGAACCTGCTGGTGGATGCCTCGCAGGAAGCCGCCTACTACGACGGCTCCTCGGTCGTCGCGGCCTACTCGCAGGACCAGACGGTCGTGCGGGCGATCATGGAGCATGACTTCGCGTTGCGGCGCGACACCTCCTTCGGCGTCCTGCAGGGCGTGCGGTGGGGCGTGTAACCTGAGAGGAGACTAAGCACATGATCACGCGAGACCTTGCTGGAGCGTTCGTCGTTCCGGCCTTCGACCTCAAGACGTTCAAGTCCTGCGACGGGGGTCCGTCGTATACCTGCGGCTACAACCCGACCGATTCGGGCTTCAACGGCCGCATCATCGACCGGCTGGGATTGCCGACGCAGTTCAACGCCGCGACGGTCGTCGCCCGCTGCTTCGGCGTCTTCGAGGCCTCCTCGACGGGTCAGCTCGGCAGCTACCGGCAGAGCTACATGGCGCTGTCGGTCGGCCTCGACCACAACTGCTCCACGGGCGCGGGCTGGGTGGCCTACGCGACGGGGCAGTGGAGCACGGAGCAGGCGCTCTACCTGCAGTCCACGGCGTCGTCGTGGAATCAGTACCTCGGCACGGCGACCGACACGGGCAATGCCCTGTGCACCTCGACGGGGTTTGCCATCGGTGGCGCCGTGGCCACGTTCGATCTGACAGGGGCCAAGCGGTACATCCGCGTGGTCGTGACGCCGGTCATTCACTCCTCGGGGTGTGCGTTGCAGATGCCGGTCACGGCCGACATCGTCTTCTCGCAGCCACAGGTCGCACCGCTGCGCTACGGGGACATTCCCGACGATGCGGTGATCGTCGTCACCTCGGCCTGCTCCACCAGCACGTAAGGGCGATCATCAGAGGGCCGTCTGATGACCACCATTACGCTGCTCCGGCGACTCGCTCTCACGGGCGGGCCCGCCTTTAACGCCGGCGAGCGCATCGCGTTGGATGATGCGCTCGCCGCCTCCCTCATCGCTCAAGGGATCGCACGCGCGTATGACGCGCCACCGGTCCACCGCATGATCGCCACGGCCCCGATCAAGAAACAGCCATTCTCACGAAAGGGCCGTCCCGATGCCGTCGAATGAAGATTTCGCCTTTGTCGCGCCTGGCGCAGTGGGTGTCGATAACGCGCACCCGCTGACCGTCTCCTATGACCTCGTGCCCTACGAGGGTCAACCCTACGGTCCCCGCGACGTGGTCGCCGTGCCCAAGGGCGAGCCACGGAAGAAGTTCGCTATCTGCGGCTTCGCCAGTTCCTCCCGCCACCGGATGCCGATGCAAGACCCGACGTGGGAGATCTGGTGCCTCAATCAGTTGTATCGGCACATCCCGCGTGCCGACCGCGAGTTTGACATTCATGCCGAGTGGGAGAAGGGCAACGTCGCCGGCACCGATCATCCGCGCTGGCTGCGGCAGTTCCCCGGCCCGATCTACATGGTCGATCCCCCGGCGGATGTGCCGACCGGCGTGCGGTATCCCATCGAGCGCATGATCGCCAAGTTCGGGGATTACTTCACCTCGACCGTGGCGGCGATGCTGGCGCTGGCGATTGACGAGATCGACCAGGCGGTGATGCGGCGGTTCGCGGCCATGCCCCAGACGGACAATCCCGTCTGGGCGCTGCGGCAACTCTACGGCGAGTATTGCGTTGGGATCTTCGGCATCGACCTCGTGGTGGGCACCGAGTATTTCCATCAGAAGGCGTGCGTCGAATACTACATCGGGCAGGCCTGCGGGCGCGGCATCGAGGTGGCGCTGCCGCCCGAGACGGCCCTCTGCAAGCAGGCGTATCGCTACGGCTGGCAGTTGGAGCCGCCGACGATCATCAAGATCTCGGAGATCGAGGGGCGCATCGCCGGGTTGTCGGCGCGAAAGAACAAACTCATCGCCGAACTGCAGACCATCGACGGGGCGCTGCAGGAATCGGACTTCAATCGGCAAATCCTCGAGCTTCGGCAGCGCGGCGCGATGGTGCCGTATCCGTCCGAGACCTCGGGATAAGGGGAAGACGCGATGGCCGACTGGTGGATGCAGAGCGGCACGACCTCGACATCGGTCGGGGCCAACAGTCCAGTGATGGTCGGGCAGTCCGCCGAGGTGACGGCCGGGCAGATTGCGTCGTGCGCCGTGCAGACGGCCGAACTCGGGGCGCTATCCGTGACGAGCGAGAAGGCCAGCGAGAACCTGCAGCGGCGCACGGTCAGCGTCATCGTCGGATCGACCTCGGGGTCAGGGTTTGGCTCGACCTCGCTGGCCCTGTGGACGGCTCCGAGTCCGGCGGTGATCAAGGCCATCCGCATCACGCCGATGACCGCCTGGAGTTTGGCGACGTGCGGGGAGAATTTGATCTTCTGGTCGTGCAGCGCCGGGGAGATTTCCTCCTACTGCACGAGCAGCACGGCGTTCTGCAAGACGGTGGGCGATGTGCATTCCTGCTTCACGCTCAATTCGACGGGCGTGACCTTGGCCGCGTGCGAAACGGTGCGCCTGAAGGTGGGCGTGGTCGGCACGACCTCCTGCGCCCAGGTGGCCAACGTGCAGATTGACTACATGACCTCGGGCTGATCAGGGGAGGAATGCTATGGCGATGACCGCCAATCGGACGCAACAGTATTCGGTGTTCGTGGCGTGCTCGTGCGCGGCGACCGCCTACACCTACACGCCGGGCTTCGACATCCGGGCGGTGGCCGTCACGCTCTGCCCCACGGGGGCCAAACCGATTTGGCTGTCCTTGTCTGGGACGGCGACCACGGGGACGAACAGCGCATATGTCTCCACCGGGCAGTCGGTGTGGTGGGATGCGCTGCCGTCGCCCTCGTCCACGATCAGCTTCATCAGTCAGTCGTCAGGGGCCGAGGTGTCCTTGACGGCGTTTGGCTAGGCGAGGAACGTATGGGGGCCGAACCGACCAGCGCGAAGGTCGTCGAGCGGTATGTCATCGAGAAGTTTGATGGCGACCCGCCGACGCCGGAGTGCCCGAAGCAACCTGTCGAAGTGGTGACCATCGAGCGTCACTCGGACGACACCATCACGACGACCGTCGAGACTCCGAAGGAGTAACTCTCATGCCCATCACCCGACTCGGCAAAGGTGCCCTCTCCACGCTGGCCCTCGGCAAGACCACCGTCACCGCCTACTGCTCCACCGGGGCGACGATGGTCGTTGGCAAGAGCACCGAGGCGCACTCGGCCACGTCCTGCTTCATGACCGACCCCTGCACGCTCGGGCTGTCCACGATGGAGTCCGGCTACCCGACGATCTCCGCGTATACGGCCACCTCGACGAACGTCGATCTGGTCTTCCGCTCGGTCTTCTCGGCCTGCCAGGCGAATAGCTGCTGGGGCGAGTGGGGCATCTACAACGCCACGGCGAGCGGCACGGACGGCTACCTGCTCAACCGCTACCCCGACTACGTGGGCGTCAAGACGTGCGCCCAGTCGTGGCAGATGACCGCAACTTTGACCATAACTACTTGATTCTAAAGGACTTACGTCTGCGGTATAGGGGAGGCCCGCGATGCAGTTGATCATCATTCTGGAGCGGACCTCGGCCGACCCGCTCATCGTGAACTACGTGCTGCGGGCGACGGTGCCGCTGGCCCGCCAGCCCTACTTCGCCGACGCCACGAAGGAGTCGGCCTACAAGGACTGCGACCCGGCTGACCTCGCGGCGTTGCGGGCTGGGCAGATTCTCGAGCGCACGCAAACAGCCAATCTGTCGGGGCTGTCGGTCGCGGGGATCAAGGCAAGGCTGCAGGCGGATCAGGTGGCGTTCCAGGCCGAGGTCAACGCCGATGGCGTCCAGAAC